AAGATGATCTTGAAAATATTCCAATGGATCTCTATATTAATTTCTTTAACAGGGAAAGATTTTGGAAATCAGATCCTGATTATTTACAGGGAATTGTTCAAAATAAGTATGGAGCAGCTAACGCGGAAAGCGCACCATTACTTCAGTTGGCAAATGTCGGAACAAGAGATTTATCATTTATTGTAAGAAAAGCCGTTGGATTACAGGGATATAGTGTTTATGCCAAAGAATGGTATGGTGCTGATACAAACATTCCATTTGAATGGATTAGACCATATGATTTGATGAAGGATTTCTTTATTCAAATTTTTGCAGTTGAAGGTGATTGGACAAAATATAATAAACTTTCGACCGATCCTATATTCTCTCAATATTTTAATGCTAATGGTTTAATTCCAAGTAAACTAACTGATTTTATCAATCTTCCACAAGTTAATTTAGTTGGTTCTTGGACTGGAACTATTATTCCAGAATTTAGAGATCAAACTGGTGCAAATCAGTTTATCGAAGATATTGTAAATGCATCCACTCCGTTGACTGGTGTTCTTTTAAATGTTAACAATCAAGCACTTGATCAACTTATTTGGGATGAAAACGATCAACAATGGGAAATCGGAGATGGAGCAGCATTTGATCCAGCACAGTATGTGGTTGATTTAGTTGGTCATAATTTAATAGATTATGCTGGTTGTGTATGTCCAGTACAGAAAAACTTCTTAAGCTATGAAATTGATGTACCTGATACTGTGTTACATACAGAACTTAACATTTCTTTGATTGGCACAACTGGAAAAGTATTTACACTTGATTCATCTGCAGATAACACATTAATAACTGTTGGTTCATTAGTTAAAAAAGATAGCACAGATTCTATTCCTGGTGTAACTAGAGTTGTTAAAAAAGTTTACGATTCAACCGCGCAAACTTATAAAATTGAAACAGCAGAGCCAATATTTAATTATTATACAGATCCATCAACTGTAATTGTACAAAAGACTATTGATGACCCAGCTATTGCTACATGTTATAAAATGATCAAACTTGAAGGTTTGAATATAAATGCAAATCATCTTCCAGGATATAATGAAAACGGAGCTCCAAGTATTGAAGAAGGCGTTGAAAAAATTTACTCGATGCTTGAAGATAAAGGAATCTTAAGAGGATTAACAAATCCAGACATGATTCAATATCGTTATGTTGTTGATACAATGGCTTATGGTCTAAGACCAGAACTTGGAGGTAAAGTTTACTTATCAAGACTTGCTAAGAAGAGAGGTAAGACCACTGCTATTATCAGTGCTCCTTCAATTGCACAATTCTCAACCTCACAAAATCCTTATTTCTGTGATATGTTTGTTCCTGGAGTAGATCCTAAACCGATCTTTTCAACAGAATGGATTCCAGAAGGTGGTAACCCAGACATGCCAAGATCATTTACATTTAGCTTCCCATCTGAAGATAATGGAGCTCGTTATTGCGGTATATTTGGTCCTTATCTAAAATATGTTGATAACGATAAAGTATTCCTAGTTCCACCAGCAGCTGATGTATCTAACACATTCGTTAGAAAGTTCTTAGGTGGAGATCCATTTGCAATTTGTGCAAATAAAAATGGTATCATAGCTAACTCTAATGTTGGTGGGGTTGAGTATAACTTAGACCAGCAAGATAGAGATTACCTCGAACCATTCGGATATAACTCAATTATTGAAAGAGCCACAAGTGGACAAGTTATGATTTACTCTAACAGAACTTCTTTCCAAACTGTTAGAAGTGATTACAACTTCTTACATGTAAGAGAGCTCTTAAATACTATTGAATTACAAGTTGAAGAAGTTCTTAAGAATTTCGTATTCGATTACAACAATCCAGTTTCAAGATTAAATATTGTAAACTCAATTACTCCAATTCTTGAATCAATTAAAGATGCAGGAGCACTTTATGATTATGAAATTGTTATGGATGAGTCTAATAACACTAATGAATTAATCGACGAAGGTTTTGCCATAATTGATATTGGAGTTTGGATTAACAAAGGAATGGAAAAAATTATAAATAGAATCACCGTAAACAAATTAGGAACTGCAAGCAGCGGTGGATTTACAGCAGTTTAATTTGAAATATATAAAATAAATTAACGCAATATGGCAGATTTTAAGAGTCAAGGTTCATTCGGACTACCTCACTGGAAAAACTCTAGAGCAGCTCAAGAGCTATATGAACCCGTGTATCTTAACCTATTTACGATTCAAATAGCTTTACCAGTTGGAGTAGGTTCCAGCGATGAGAATACTAATTTATTGCTTGAACAAGTTCAAAATATAACCGGATTGGTTTCTCATTCATTCCCTGGTTCGCCTATGGAACAACAGTATAAATGGGCTACTAGAAGATTTGCTGGTGCTAAGCCAGATAAAACCACAATGGATATAGGAATTACCTTTGAAGTTAACCTAGATAGAACCCCAAGTGCATATGTTCTAAAAACATTAAGAAAATGGTGTGACCTAGTTTATGACCCACTAACAGGTAGAACTGGTTTGAAGGTTGATTATGTTGCCCCTTGGATGTTAATAACTATGTATGATAGAGCTGCAAACCCATTCTGGCAGTGGAAATGCTATAATGTATTCCCAATTTCACAACTTCCTGCTCCAGAACTTGGATATATGTCTGATGAACACTATAAAATTGAAAACTTTACTCTTGCGGTAGATTCTTGGGATGAATCTATTGTTTAAAAACTATTGCGTATCATTAATAAGGGAGGTATCTATATATATCTCCCTTCTTTATTTTTAAAACCAAGTCAACTTTTTTACATATAATGATATATAAAAAGAAATTGTATATTTATGAATGAAGGAACAGTAAAGTTCTTTGATGAAACAAAAGGATTCGGATTCATTAAAGATAAAAATTCATCCGATGAGTATTTCGTACATGCTTCTGAGTGTGTTGATAAAATCAAAAAAGATGATAATGTTAAATTTGATCTGCGCAAAGGATCAAGAGGAATGAGTGCTATTAATGTTAAATTAATATAAAGTTATGGCTGGACAATCAGAAATTAATGAAGAAAAATTAAAAGAATTTGCAGAAAGAGTTGAGAACAGTAATGTTCAGGCTTCTGTTTCTAAAGTAAATACTCCTTCACCAATTGGAAACCCAATTCAAGATACTTCTAATGTTCAAAAACCTTGGGAAAAAACCCCTGAACAAGTCCAATTTTCTAATCAATTAGGATGGCAGAAACTTCCTATAACGGATCTTCCAACACAGGGATTATTTTATCCAGAAGGAACAGAAGTTTTAATTCGTGCTGCGACAGCAGGAGAGATTCGCCACTGGTCAACATTAAATGAAGAAAATCTTTCAATCTTAGATGATATGTTAAATTACGTTCTCGAAAGATGTTGCAAAATAAAATTTCCGGGAATGGCGATATCTTCATGGAAAGATATTAAAGAAATCGATAGGTTTTATATTCTTTTAGCTATTCGTGAATTTACATTTGTTAATGGTGAAAATAAACTTCAGGTTAAAACATCAGAAACGTCCAAAATTGATGTAACCAAAGATATGGTTCAGTATATCACATTTGACGAAAGACTGATGAGATACTATGATCCAAACGAAAGAATGTTTGTTTTAACATTTAAAAATGGAAAGAAGATGAGAGTTACTCTTCCTTCTGTTGGTGTTACAAACTGGCTTAAAAACTATATTACTCGCAAAAGACAATTAAATGAGATTATTGATGAAGATTTTATATCATTTGCACCATTTGTAATTTCTGATTGGAGAGGATTGTCAGATGATAATTACTCTAAAATAATCATGGAATCCCATAACTGGACTGCAGCCGAGATTTCTCTTTTAACCGAAATAAGAAGAATCTTCATGGACACCGTCGACCCTGTAGTCAAATACAAGGACGAGGAGGGAGGTGAGCGCACTGTGCCGCTTTCCTTTCAAGGCGGGATTAAATCTATTTTCCTTATTTCAGATCCATTCGGAGAATTGGTTTAAGATTGAATTTATTTGTACTTATAGACTTCATCTGAGTCCACTTGAATTGGACCAGATGGAGTTTTATAGAATTGAGTACATGCTTAAGAATTTTGAAGAAGCTTTAGACGAAGAAGAGAAACAATATAAAAAACAGCAAAAAGAATACGAAAAACAATACAAGTCTCAAGCTCCAAAAGCAAGTGATTATAAACCAGGAAATACAAGTTATGGAGGATTTAAAACCCCAAAAATCGAACTTCCTAAAATGTCACCCCCTAAATTAAGATAATATGGCGTTAATAATTGAAGCCCCTAATGAAATCTATTCTATTGAGAATAGTAACAATGTTCATATGTTTTTGGCCGGCGGGATAACTAATTGTCCAGACTGGCAAAAAGAAGTGCTTGAAAAATTAAAAATTATAGATCATTTAACTATTTATAGCCCAAGAAGAGCTAATTTTCCCATAGGAGATCCTAATGCAGCTGAAGAGCAAATTACATGGGAATACGAACATTTAATGACTGCTGATATATTATTTTTCTGGTATTCAAGAGGATCCCTAAATCCTATAGTTATGTTAGAATATGGCAAATATGCTTTAGCGACAGAACGGCCTGTAATTATCGGGGTTGATCCTGAATATGAAAGAAAACAGGATGTTGAAATACAAACTAAATTAGCTCGCCCCCAACTACCTATTTATGACTCTTTAGATGATATGGTGAATGCGGTTTTCGATGCGTTCGAACAACATTAGAAGAAAGTGCCCAAGAGGCACTTTTTCTTTTTATAAGGATATATAAATAAAATTCCTTTGAATGGCAAAGAATGCTAATGAATTATTGCAGGGAATCTTAACCACTGTATCAAAAATCGAAAAAAAGATGGGTGATCAAAAGCCTGCTGGAGGGGGTGGAACCGTGTCTAGTGGGATTAAGGGGGCCTTGACTATGGCTGCAAATTTGATCTCATTCGGTACAGTTAAAGAATCAACAAAGAAATCCTTTATAAACTTCATGAAGGATATTTCAAAGATTACAGAAAAAGATAAAGGGAAAAATTTTAGTTCATTTGCCGATGGAATGGTTAAAATTTCTTCAGCTTTACCAGATTTAGTTAAAAATTTAAAGGAATTAGGTAATCTTCAGCAAAGACGTGTAGATGCTGGAATTATGACTCTTAGAAAACTTTATGAATTTATGCATGAAATGGGTGATGGCCGCCATGCTCGTAGAGTCGAAAAAGCTATTTCATTATTTGATAAGATAGGAAAATCTTTAAAAGAAGTATCGAAACCACTTAAAGAAATTTCTTTAGGATTCTTATATTTAGGTTTAGGAATTCTTGGTTTCGCCGCATCATTGTTATTGACAGCTGCTATACTTAAATTAGGTAAACCTGGAGACGTATTATTATTTTTAGGAATAACTGTTATTGCTTTAATAGTCATGTTTGGAGCTCTATATTTAGCCAATAAAATGGTTAAAGGTGGTGTTCATACTATTACTGATATGGGTTTAGGATTAATTGCATTATCTATCGGCATATTATCATTTGCTTTAACAATAAAATTCCTACCAACGATATTAGGTGGGGAAACAGGAGGAACTATTGCAGGAAGTTTATTGATCATGTTAGGCATTGTTGGCGCAATGACATTAATGTTTGGTATTCTTAGTTTAGCCGGACAAGTTACTAAGAAAGGATTTATGTCAATTGTTTGGATGTCGCTAGGGCTTATGTTATTTAGTGTTGCCATTATGGGAATGGCTCAAATGGCTAAAATGTTATCAACTGGGTTTACCGGAAAAGATGCTTCTAAAGAAGAGAAAGATGAAGGCAAAAAAGAGATTCTTAGAGGTCTAGGAACTATGGGATTAATAATGCTTTCTGCAGTAGCCTTATTTGCAATACTTGGAATTCCAGGATTCTCAGGAATAATAAAATCAGGAGCCATAACAATGATGTTAATGGTAGGGGCTTTAATATTAATGTCGATAAGTGTTGGTCAACTTGTAAAAGTTGGAAAAGAACTTGCTGGAGAAAATATTGGAGAAATTTTAACACATCTTATAGGAGGAACAATAGATGGATTTATAGGTGGTTTATCGTCCCTTTCTGGAGGTCAAAGGGGCCTCAAGGGGATCACTACCTTCATTGCAAATAGTGCTAAAATATTCGCAGGTACAGGTGTCCTAATGGCTATGTCCTTAGCTCTATCAATGTTTGCCAAAGCTATTTCGGCATTTGCACAATTAGAGAACATGCGAGTTATCGAAGGATATGATAAAGATGGCAAACCCATATTTGGAGAAAAAGTAAATGTTACTCAAGTTGCCGATAACATAAATTATTCTATATCTACATTCTTACAAGCATTACTTGAATCAACAGAAGGATTAACTAGAAGAAAAGCCAGAGCCATACAAAAAATGGCAAGAGCCCTCACAGGAAGAAGAGGTATTTTAACGGCTGTTATTCAATTTGCAGATGCGCTAAAAACATATGCTGCATTTGGTGAAGCAAATGAAATAGGATATGTTGATTATGATGATCAAGGAAATGAAGTTCGTAAAAAGGTAAAAGCTAATATAGTTGTCGACAATATTATAGGATCGTTCTTATATTTTACAGAGAAATTATTTAGCAAATCAGAAAGTGAATTTGGAGATGGTGAACCGGATGAAGCTGGAATTTCAGGTCGTCAAAGACGAAGAATGAAGAGAATGTCAAAGGCCCTTATCGGAAAACATGGTATTCTTGGAGCAGTTGTAGAATTTGCAAATGTTTTAGAATTATTTGCTAAGTTTGGAGAGAACAATGAAATGCCAATGTTGGATGAAAAGGGACAACCTATTATGGAAGGTGGTAAACCTAAAACTCTTAAAATGGGTCAAATTGCTGACAATATAGTAAGCGCCCTTACCACATTCTCTGATACACTGGCCGATAAATTAGAAACAAAAGGAAATGTTAAAGATGCTTCAAAGGCTATTGGAAAATACGATAAGTTAATCGAACAGCTAAGTAAATTATCAACTTCAATGGATGGTTTAACTAAGATGACTACGACTATATCTCAATTAGCTGAAGGAATAGGATTGCTCGCTGTTAACGTAGATAATTTAAATGCAGAAAAACTATCTCAAATACTTGATAAAACAGCTGCGGCTGGATCAAGAATTGTATTTACTTCAGCTCCTACTAAAGAAGAGACCCCAACTGCTTCTGTTTCTCCAACTGTTGCTGCAGCTGCATCTGGATCTTTACCTGCAAAACAAGAAGATTGGTCGGAAATTTCAAAAATTATTGGAGATCAAGTTGGAGCAAAAGTTGCAGCTTCTCTTAAGAGTGGCATGTTTGTATTTGAATTTGATACAACTAAAACAGGGGGAGTTTATTATTGGAGTCCAAAATAATAGGTCAATTTATATTTGAGCCTTCGAATATAT